TCAGAAGTTGCGGATGATGAGCTCCTGGCGCTCGCCGCCTCGGCCTGATCCGCCGACGGTGTAATTGATGCCGACGGTGCTGATCGTCAGTCCGGCGAAGGCCGTCCGCATTTCCGGGATGTCGTTGACCGAGACGATCATCTTCCCCTGGATCGACCTGGCGAGCGCCGCCATCCGGTCATACTGATCGAGCGGGAAGTCGACGCCGTAGCCTTCGGTACCCCAGTAGGGCGGATCGCAGTAGAAGAGCGTGTGCGGCCGGTCATATCGGCGGATGCACTCTTCCCAAGGCAGGTGCTCGATGTACGTCCGGTGCAACCGAAGATGGGCTGCGGAGAGGTCCTCCTCCAGGCGCATCAAGTTGAGCCTGGGCGGCGCCGAGGTGGCGGTGCCGAACGTCCGGCCATCCACCTTGCCGCCGAAGCCCAGCTTCTGCAGGTAGAAGAAGCGCGCCGCGCGCTGGATGTCAGTCAGCGGCTCGGTCGGCGTCGCCTTCAGCCAGTCGTAAATCTGCCGGCTGCTCAGCGAGTACTTGAACTGCCGGACGAACTCCTCGAAGTGGTGCTTCACCACCCGATACAGCGACACCAGGTCGCCGTTGATATCGTTGAGCACTTCCGCCTCGACGGGATCCTTCATGAAGTACAGCGCCGCGGCGCCGCAGAATGGTTCGACGTAGCACGAATGGTCCGGAAACATCGGCAGCAGATGCTTTGCCAGCCGGCGCTTGCCGCCGATCCATGGAACGAGTGGGCTTGCTTTCATCATGTGTAACACTTTCTGCAATCGTGGTAGCCTTCGGCCCGCCGTGTGCACGGTACGGTGCCTTGGCTGAAAGCAGCGCGCTCTGCTGGAGGTGGCCTGGCCGGGTGTTAGCGCATCCGACCAGGTCGCACCGTCTCTCTTACCGAGCCGGAATCTTCTCCGGCGCCGTCTGGCCTGCTTCGGCCAGGGCGTAGGGCTTGAAGCGGATGACCTCTTCGCCCAGCCAGTCATTCACCTCCAGCATCCGCGCCTGCAGCGGCGCGATCTCGTTGGCGTTGAAGACGGCCGCGGCCTTCTCGGCATCACCGAAGCCGCTGGTGTTGGTCGGGATGATCCCCATCAGCTGGGGCGGCACGCGATGGGCGGCCAGCTGGTCGTCGCGGGTGACGTTCTTGATGTTCATGAACTCATCCTTTGCCGCCACCTCTGACACCGGGATCAGCTGGATGCCGTCCTTCTTGCCGCTGGGCGCGTAGACGAACAGGTTGCGGAAGTTGCCCGGTCCCTTGCTGCTCTTCAGCGCCTCGCGCAGGTTGTCCACGTCCGCCTGGTTCTGGACCGGGTCGGTCATGTACAGGATGAAGCCCGCGTGGCTGCCGTTCTTGTAGTACTTGCGCCGGAACAACGTCGCCGACTCGTTCAGCCAGGCCGAATGCAGCGCCGGGATGTATTCCGGCACGCCATAGATTTCCTGGTTCACGTCCGGCTCCATCAAGTGGAAGACCTTGCCCTTCTTGAACTCGTGCTCCTCGTTGTACTTCGGCACGAACCAGTAGCGGTCCATGTCCAGCCCGCGCCGGGTGAATTTCGCCTTGGCAGGCAGCAGCCTCATCGGCTCGCGCAGCACGTTGTCTCGGCGCTCCAGATAGGCGTTGCCGAAGATCAGGTACTCGTGGGCGAAGACCGCGAAATCTGTCCGCGTCAGCATCGGATGCGGCTCGAAGCAGCTCACCAGGATATTCCGCTTCACGAACATCGCCGAGGCATGATGCACCGCCGACCGGCTCGACTTCGCCAGCCCATCCATCGACAGCGGCGGCTCATACCACTTGCCGTTGTCCGGGCACTCCAGATAGTCGAGGATCTCGCGGCGATCGAGCACCGCCTCCGGATCGCCGAAAGCAAAGGCCTCCATCCTGCCGGCCGGGGCCGCCGCATCTGCCGGGAAAACCGGCGCCATCAACTCGTTGCTCATCCGAAAATCTCCATACTCGATTGATTGGTCGCCGACCGGCCTTCCAGCGGCTCATTACTCAGCGCATGCATCGTTGCCCAGGCCAAGTCCGCGTGGCTCGTCTCCGCGCTGCGCCCGGCCTCGAAAGTGATCTGCCGGCCGCTCTGCGTCGTCGTCTTCTTGATCGCCATGAAGCTGGCCGCCAGATCATTCCAGCCGGCGTCGAACTCAAGCCGGCCCTTGTTGATCACATCCATCGCCTTCAGCACCAGGCGGACCTTTACGTCCGGCGAATACTGGAAGCCCGTCGCCGCCGGGAAGAACTGCTTCACCAGCTGGAAGACCCCCTGGCCGATGCCCGTCACATCGATGCCGATGTACGTCACGTTGTAGCAGTCGCACACCTTCTTGATCCGCGCCGCCTGCTCCTCGAAGTCCATGCCCTTGAACTGCACGCGATCCAGCACCCGGAACTTTCCGCCCGGCGCCGCAGGTGGGCAGACCACCACCATCGCCGCGCTGTCGCCGGTATGCGATGGGTCATAGCCAACCCACACCTCGCGCCAACCCATCGGCCGGGGCGCGAACGGCTTGAAGTCCTCCCACACCGTCCAGGAATCCACCATGCAGCGCTGCATCGCCGCCAGCGGGAAGACGCTCTGGCCGTCGTCGATGAACTCGCACATCAGCAGATTCAGGAACTCCTCCGGTGAGTACTCCTGGCGCAGCTGCTCGATATCAAACAAGCTGCAGCCGCCGGCCAGCGCATCCAGCACCGTCACCATCTGGCGCCACTGGCCGTCCTCGCACCGGCGGCCATCCTTCAGCGCCGCATGGGTAACGTCCAGCTTGATCTTCTCCGCTGCCGCGCGGCCCTTGTTGAACAGGTCGCCCGTCCAGAACGGATACGCCTCATGCGACACCGCAGACGGCGTCGAGAAGTAGGTCAGCCGCCAATGCTTGTGCATCGCCATGCCCGAGGCCACCTTCCGGAACTCCTGGAACTTCGGAATCCAGAAGTACTCATCCATGTACACATTGCCGTGGTACGACTGGGCCGTCCGCGAATTCGTCCCCAGGAAATACAGCGTCGCACCGTTCGGCAACACGATCGGATCGCCCTGCAGCTCCACATCGGCAACGTCCGCCGCGAACTGCTTGATATAGCCCTTGAAGACATGCGCCTGCGCCTTCGATGCGCTCAGGAAAATCTGATTCCGCCCCGTCTCCAGCGCATCCACCAGGCCTTCCCGGGCGAAATACCACGTCGCCCCGATCTGGCGCGACTTCAGCAGATTGCGAATCCGCTCCTGCAGGCCGGCCCGGTACCAGTGCTTCTGGTACGGGAACAGCGACTCCATGAAGGCATCGACCAGCTTCTCCTGCTGCTCCTCGCTGATCGCATTGCGCGCCGGATGCTTGCGCGTCCCTGCCCGCGTCTTCGCGTTGCGGTTCTCCACCTTCGGATTCAGGTCCGCCTCGTTGCCGTCGCGGCTGTACTTCTTCACCCGCGCCAGGCGCTCCATCTGGCGGCCGAGGAGGTCGATCTCCTTGAAGTCTTTCCCCTCCTTGTCCGTCTTCGCCACCAGCATCTGCAGCCGAGCCTCGATGCTTGACTCGACGCGCTCGACCGGGTCGAATGCATCCCAGGCATCGCGACGCTTCCAGCTGTGGATCGTCGACGGCCGCTCCCCCAGATGCTCAGCAATGCGGATAACCCGCCAGCCCTGCCAGTAAAGGTCACGGGCACGGCGGCGCGGATCGATCTCCGGCGCAATGGATGAAGTGGGCAGCGGTGCATTCATGGGAGCCGAGGCTACCCGCGCGCGAGACCCCTGCAGCCGCCCGCTGAATGTAAGAAAAAGCCCTACGCCCGCAAGCCTTTGCCCCTGTGCAAAGGCTCCCCGAAACTGGCCCGGTCAATCTGATCAACCCGCGATCACACCGGAGCCGAACCCATGCAATCCAAGCCTTTCGTCATCGCCACCGAAGGCCCGACCATCGACGGACGCAACATCAGCCGCGAATGGATCGAGCAGATGGCCAAGACCTACAGCCCCAAGGTCTACACCGCCGTCGCCAACCTCGAGCACTACCTCTCCTCGCTGCCCGACTCCGTCTTCGGCGCCTACGGCCAGGTCGTATCACTCTCCACCCAGGAAACCGACATCATGGGCGAGAAGAAGCTGCAGCTCCTCGCCGTCGTCGACGCCAACCCCGAGCTGGTCGCCCTGCAGAAGAAGGGCAAGAAGGCCTTCGCCTCCATGGAAGTCATCGCCAACTTCTGCAACAAGGGCATGGCCTACCTCAGCGGCCTCGCGTTCACCGACAAGCCGGCCTCGCTCGGCACCGAATCCATGAAGTTCAGCATCGCCGGCGCCAGCGGCGACCGCTACGCCTTCGATCAGGAAGTCGCCATCGAATTTTACGAAGATAAGCCCGACACCGGTGCCAGCCTCTTCGCCAAGGTCAAGGAGCTGCTCGGCCTCGGCAAGAAGGACGCCGACGCCCGCTTTGCCGACCAGGGCAAGGCCATCGAAGCCATCGCTCTGAGCCAGAAGGGCCTGCTCGAAAACTTCGCCAGCATCGAACAGCAGCTGGCTGACCAGGTCGCCGGCGCCAACGCTGCCAAGGAAGTCCTGGACAAGATCAGCGCCGAATTCGCCGTGCTTAAGCAAAAGCTCGGCAACACCGACGGCGACGACAAGGGCCGCCCGCCAGCCACCGGCGTCAGCGGCCGCATCAAGCCGGACTGCTGATCAGCAGCCAACCACATCGCCATCGAAACAGGAGATTTTTATGAAAAACGAAACCCGCGAGCTCTTCAATGTAATGAAGGATGACCTCGCCGAGCTCTACGGCGTCCGCGACGTCAGCGAATCCTTCACCGCAACCCCGAGCCTGCAGCAGACGCTGGAGACGAAGATCCAGGAATCGTCGTCATTCCTGAGCCAGATCAACATGCCGCTGGTTACCGAACTGGCCGGCGAAAAGATCGGCCTGGGCGTTACCGGCACCATCGCCAGCACCACCAACACCAACACCACCGACCGCGTCCCGTTCGACCCGACCAGCCTCGACAACTTCGGCTACTTCTGCCAGGAAATCGACTTCGACGTCGCGCTCAAGTGGTCCAAAATCGACCAGTGGGCCAAGTTCCCCGACTTCGTCAAGCGCTATGCCGCCGCTATCCTGCAGCGCCAGGCACTCGACCGTATCATGATCGGCTGGAACGGCACGTCGCGAGCCGCCACTTCCAACCGAGGCACCAACCCGCTGCTGCAGGACGTTGCCAAAGGCTGGATCCAGAAGCAAAAGGACAATGCCGCGGCGCGCGTAATGACCCAGATCGGCGCAACCGGCAAGATCCAGATCGGCGACGACCGAACGCTTGCCCAGGGCTTCAAGAATCTCGACGCCCTTGTCATGGACATGGTCAACAACCTGATTGACCCGTGGCACCGCAAGGATCCAGATCTCGTCGTCATCATGAGCGACGACATGCTGGCCGATAAGTACTTCCCGCTTATCAACAAAGCGCAAGACAACAGCGAGAAGATCGCTGGCGACGTGATCCTGAGCCAGAAGCGTGTCGGCGGAAAGCCTGCCGTCACCGTCCCGCACTTCCCGTCCGGAAAGATTGTCGTCACGGCCCTCAAGAACCTTTCCATCTACATCCAGGAAGGTTCGCGACGCCGCATCATCCGCGACAACCCGGCACGCAACCAGGTCGAAGACTTCCAGTCCTCGAACGACGACTTCGTTGTCGAAGACCACGGCATGATGGCCGTCGCCGAAAACATCGAAATCGTCTGATAGCGAATGGAAAGGGGCGGCGTAATGCCGCCCCTGCAAGGAGAGCACCATGGTAATGACCCCCTGCAAGGCCCACTTCCAGCACCACATGGCCGCCGCCCAGCAGCCCGACGACGGCAGCCAGGCCATCGACCGCAACGCCGCCAACGCCTACGAGCTCATGCTCTACAAGCTCGCCGAAGACAAGCGCCGTCTCAAAGACGTCCAGTCCATGGAGCGCAAGGCCGAAGTCAAGGCCCAGCTGCTGCCCGAATACCTGCCGTGGATCGAAGGCGTGCTTCAAGGCGGCAGCGGCCGCCAGGACGACGTCCTGATGACTGTCTTCGTCTGGGCCATCGACATCGGCAACTTCGACCTGGCCCTGCGCATCGTCAATTACGCAATCCTCCACGGCCTGACTATGCCCGACCAGTACAAGCGCGACGTGACCTGTGTGCTGGCCGAGGAAATCGCCGACCACGCGCTCAAGCAGGACGAAGCGGGACTCGTCGCCCTGCAGCCGCACATCGCCCAGGCCCTGGGCGCCACGGCCAAATGCGACATGCCCGACGAAGTCCGCGCCAAGCTGCTCAAGGCCAACGGCTACGCCCTGCGCGCCGCCGGCGACCTGCCAAAGGCCCGCGACTACCTGACCCGCGCCCTGCAGCTGCACGACAGGGTCGGCGTCAAGAAGGACATCGAACGGCTGGAGACGGCCATCAAGAATTCGCCGCCCGGAACCGCCGGCGGCTGAAAAAGAGCGTACCCCGCACCTGGTCGGCTCGGGTGGCCCCTCCGGTCCCCTCCTTGCCGTAGGTCAGCCACCCGACCACCGACCACCCACGACAGATCAACGAGACTCAAGTGGACAACTGCCTTACCTACGCCCTGCGCACCGCCCGCTACGCCCGGAGCAGCGACCACCTCGTCATCCGCAAATCCCACTGGGGCTGGTTCCCGCACTTCGCCATCTACATCGAGCTGCAGGACGGCACGCTGATCAAGAAAGAGTACGTCCCCATCAAGCCCCGTCCGCGCTGGATTCCCCCGCTGCTCTTCAAGGGCCGCGAAGTCACCACCATCTACAAACCCCTAGGAGCACCGCAATGAAAAACATCCGCCACACCCTCGCCGCCATCCTCATCGGCGCCCTCTGCCTGCTCGGCGGCAGCCTCGCCCACGCCCAGGCGCTGACCAACTTCGCCGAGAACAAGGTCGTCGACGCCCTGTTGCGCGGCCAGTCGCTGGGCGCTCCGGCGACGATGCACATCGGCCTCGCCACCGATACCTGCACCGATGCCGGCGCCGGCACCGAACCCGTCGGCAACGCCTACGCCCGCGTCGCCGTCGCCTCCAGCCTCGCCAACTGGGCCGGCACGCAAGCCGCCGCCAGCACCACCGCCAGCACCGGCACCGGCGGCACAACCAGCAACAACAACGCCATCACCTGGACCGCCAGCACCGGCGCCTGGGGAAACCTGCAAAGCGTCCGCTGGTATGACGCGGCCAGCGGTGGCAATAGCTGGATCTGCATCAACCTGACGACCCCGCTCAACGTCAGCGGATCCGGATTCACGGTCAGCTTCACCGCCGGCCAACTCCAGTTCCAGATCGACAACTAAGCCCATGACCCCCGCCCAGCAAACCGCCCTCGAAGCCGTCGCCGGCCGCGCCCTCACGCCCGGCGAGATCGTCGCAATCGACGCCCTGCTGCCGGTCCGCAACGACGTCCAGATCGCCGCCATCCTCAGCGCCGGCCGTGTGACGCTGACCCCGCACGAGATCGGCGAGCGCGGCATCCTGGACGTCCTCGGCCCAGTCGCCGGCGATGCCTTCCTGTCGGCGCTGGAATCCATCACCGGCGCCGACCAACTCCCCGCCCCGCTGCAGCCTTTCTACGGCGCCATCCGCCGCGGCGTCGCCTGGCTCAAGACCAACGGCCTCGACATCGGCTCGCCGACCACCCGCGCCCTGCTCGACTCGCTTGCGAACTTCGGCATCGTCGATGGCACCGCAGTCACCGCCATCAAGGCACGCGCCGAGCAGCCCGATCCAATCCACTACAACGCCATCAGCGACGCCCTCAACGTCGCCGAAGGCCGCATGACCCTGCAGGGAGGCTGATATGGCCGGAGAGCGCATCCTCGTCAAGGGCTCGCCCAAGACCCTCGAAGCCAACGGCGCCGCCATTGCGAACAACGCGCTGGCTCAGGCCGACGACGCCATCTACGACATCTTCGCCGACGCCGGCGGCATGACCGAGGCCCGCATCGGCGTGCAGTTCCAGTTCGCGACGGCCCCCACCGAAGGCACCGTGCTGGCGATCTACGCTCAGCCGCTGGACATCATCGGCACCAGCGACGCCGAGGTGCCGGAAGCCACGCGCCCCACCGTGTATATCGGCAGCGTCGTCGTCAACAACGTCACCACCGTGCAGACCGCTGAGGTAATCGCCCGCGATCTGCCGTGGAAAGCCGCCTATTACCTGCACAACAACGGCACCGGACAGACCGTCAGCGCCGGCTGGGTGATGGAATTCACCCCCTGCACCGACGCCGCTGCAGCCTGACCCATGGCCTACATCATTGTCCCGTCGCGGAGAGGTTGGACGCGGCAACCTATTGGCTCTCTAGAACTGGATTCAGATGCCCTTGCTGTGATACTGCCGTCTACTGGCAGCCGCTACGGGGCATCGCCAGAAGGCGTGCCGCTGTCATCCACAAATCGTATTGTGACTGAGCATGGTGTAGCGCTCGGCAGAACTACCGGTGGTTGGGGGTTAGGGCAACGGTACTTTTCTGGCTGTGCGCCATCGGACGACGTGACGCTATTAACTGTCGCCTGGAGCAAGAGCGCGTCGGTATCGTCTCGCTGGCCAGCCTCTGTTGCCCAATTCGCCAACGCACTCAGTTACGGCATCGAGTTCGGCACAGGGACTGCGGCCACAGTGCGTCTTCGTGCCTACCTTGCCGGCGGCACACGCTATGTTGGCGGGAATATACCGATACCAACCGTGCCAACGACTATAGTGGCTCGGCATAAGTACGGGGAGCAGACATTGTGGGTCGGCGGCGAGAAGGACTCTAACGAAGGTACATTCAATGGCCCCGGCTCAGGTTTCGCTTACATCGGCGCTTACTCAGGAGCGGCATTTGATTATGTCCTGATGACTGCCTTCTGGAAGCGCGCCATTTCCGATGGTGAAATACGGCGTTACACAGACAACCCCTGGCAAATCTTCCGCCCGCGCCGCCGGGTAACGTTTTTCGATCTGGGTGCTGGTGGCGGCTCAACCCTCAACGCCTTGGCATCCGGCCAATCCCAAGCCTCAGGCACCGCCCAGCTAGCCGCCCAGGTCGCCCTTGCCGGCATCGGCGTCGCTGTCGCCGGTGGCCAGGCCAATGCCGCCGTCGCCGTCCCGCTGGCCGCCGCCGGCATCGCCGTTGCCGGGGGGCAGGCCAATGCTCGCGCCACCGTCGCCATCACCGCCGCCGGCCTCGCCCAGGCAGCCGGTCAAGCCGGCCTATCGGCCGCCGTCCTTGCGCAAGCCGCCGGCGCTGCGCAAGCCGCCGGCAACGCCCAGCTCGCCGCGCAGCTGCAGGCGCTGGCCAGCGGTGCCGCGCAGGCCTCGGGCGCCGCAAACCTATCCGGCGGCGCGCCGGGCGTCCTGTCCGCTGCCGGTACCGCCGAAGCCTCCGGCGCCGCCGTGCTCACCGTCACCGTTAATCTCGCCGCTACGGGTAACGCCCAGGCTGGCGGGGCCGCCGCCGGGCAGCTGCTCGCCGCTGGATCGCTCGCCGCCTTCGGCCAGGCCGTTGCCGGTGGCGCCGCCTGGCCCTCCCTGCAGGTAAATCTCGCCGCCTCCGGTGGCGCGCAATCCGGCGGCCAGGCCTCGGCCACCCTCAGCGCCGCCGATCAGATCACCGCCATCGGCAGCGCCCAGGCATCCGGCCAGGCCACGCTCAGCATCACCGCCACCCTCACCGCAGCCGGCTTTGCCCTGGCCATGGGCGCCGGTGGTCTCTCGATCGAGATCCCGCTGGCCGCCTTCGGCACCGCCCAGGCCGGCGGCAGCGCCGGGCTGGTCGACGTCCCCGACTACATCCCGGTCGCCCCGCTGCGCCTGGCAGCCGGATGCCAGCGACCCGCCACCCTGCGCGCCCCGGCCCTGCGAACCATCCATTTGCGCCACGAGGCTACCCGTGCTCACTGACACCTGGATCATCGGCGATTCCGCCACCCTTCCCCTGCAGATCACCGACGCCGCCGGCGCGCTGATCGACGCCGCCGCCATCCGCCTGCTCATCAAGCCGCCCGGCCTGCCGGTGGTCACCATCGACAACCCGGCACGCATCTCGCTCGGCCAGTACCGTCACATCCTGCCGCTCGATCGCGCCGGCCACTGGTACTACCGCTGGGAAGTCAGCGCCCCGCTGCCGGCCGTCGCCGAAGGCTCGCTGCGCGTCGATCCAAGCCGCTTCGCCTAAGGCTCCGGCCTAGGTCTGGCGGCGCTTTCGCGCGCGCGCAGGGTGGCCGACCATGGGCCGTCAATCACCCGCCAGCGCCACCATGATCATCCCAGCGCCCACCTCCACGAAAAGCGAACCGCCGATCAGCTCCGGCCCGTTCTGGCCGCAGATCGACCCCGTCGAGATCCGCGAGCAACAGCGCATCGACAACACCGTCACCCCGCAGCGCCTGCGCAGCGCGCTTTTCGAGGCCATCGCCAACGCCAACTATGAGCTGCAGGCCTGGCAGGCGGACCGTGTCGCCGAAGGATCCGCGACACTGGCCGATGTCGGCGCGCCGGAGATCGAGGGCACCAGCATCCTCGTCCATCGCTACTTCCGCGCCGTCGGCTGCCTGGCCAAGGCGATGCTGATAGAGCGTCTGCGCGATTTCGACACCACCGCCAAGGGCGAGCGCAAGACCGAGGACATCGGCAACATCCTGGATGACTGCCGCCGCGACTACCGCCATGCGATATCCGACATCCTCGGCAAGCCGCGCAGCACGGTTGATCTCATCTGATGGACAGCGTCACCGTCCGCGCAAACCAGGGCGACAGCGTAGACAGCCTGTGCTGGCGTCACCTCGGCAGCAGTGCCGCCGTAGAAACCGTGCTCGCCGATAACCCAGGCCTCGCCGCCCACGGCGCCACGCTGCCGGCTGGCACACCGGTCAGCCTGCCCGCCAGCCAGCCGGCGCCGCAAAAAAAGACCATTCAACTCTGGGATTAGTCATGTCCGAGCCCGCAACCCCCATCCTTGCTACTGGAGGCCTCACCATTCTCGGCGTCGTCACCGGCCTGCACCCCATGCTGCTCGTCGCCGGCTTCGTCGGCTGCTGGTGGTACAACTCCTACCTGCCCGAGCTGACGCTACGTAACCGCATCACCAGCGGCATCATCGCCGCCTTGGTTGCCGCCTGGATCACCCCGCCCATCATCACCTGGCTCACCAGCCTCGCCTGGTGGCCGCCCACCGTGCCGGCACTGACCGCCGGATTCCCCGGCGCCCTGGTGCTCGGCTTTCTCACCCACAAGGTCATCGGCCCGGCCCTGCTGCGCCACGCCCAGAAGAAAGCGGAGGACATTGCATGACCCTCGCCGCCCTGCTCCTCAACCTCGCCGCCCTGGTTGCCGCCATCGCCATCCTCTGGCGAGCCGAGCCGGCCCTGTCGCGCATGGGATCCGGCACCCACTGGATGATCCGCTACGCCATGCTGCTGCTCGCCGGCGGTGCGCTGGCCATCATCCTCACTGTGCTCGGCGGTGGCCGTGTCGATCTGCCGACCCTGCTCATCCTGCTCGGCATCGCCCTGCTGCTGCTCTGCGAGCGCCGGCTGCGCCACCTCATCAAGACGCCGATCGGAGACCGCCATGCGTAAAGACGACATCGGCAGCAACGTCCGCCAGCTACAGCGCCTGCTCATCGACGCCGGCTTCCGCATCACCGCCGACGGCTGGTTCGGCAGTGAGACGGAACAGGCGCTGATCGCCTTCCAGCATCGAGCCGGCATCGTCGCCGACGGCATCGCCGGCCCCAAGACAATCGCCGCCCTCAGCACCCGCAACCGCGACCCCCGCCTGCTCGCCGAGGCCGACCTGGAAGCCGCTGCCGCCCGGCTCGGCGTGCCGGTCGCCGCCATCAAGGCCGTGAACGAAGTCGAGAGCCGCGGCGCCGGCTTCCTGCCCGACGGCCGCCCCGTCATCCTCTACGAGCGCCACATCGCCTGGCGCCTGCTCGCCGACCACGACCAGGCCGCCGCCGAGCGCGCCGCCATCCGCTACCCCAACCTGGTCAGCCGCGAGCGTGGCGGCTATGCCGGCGGTTCGGCCGAGTGGTCCCGCCTCGCCACCGCCAGGAGCGTCATCCCCCCGGACATCGCCCTGCAGGCCTGCTCCTGGGGCCAGTTCCAGATCATGGGCTACCACTGGCAGGCGCTCGCCTACGCCAGTGTCGACGCCTTCGTCCGGGCCATGCACTGCAGCGAATCAGTGCAGCTCGAAGCCTTCGTCCGCTTCGTCGAATCGCAGCCCGGCCTGCTCAAGGCGCTGAAGTCGCGCAAGTGGGCCGACTTCGCCCGCCTCTACAACGGCCCGGCCTACAAGTCCAACCTCTACGACATCAAGCTGGCCCGCGCCTTCGAGCGCTACAGCCACCCCGCCGAGGACGCAGCATGAACCCGCTCGCCCTCGTTTCCGGCCTCAGCCCTGCTGTCGTCAAGTGGTCCGTCGTCGCCCTCGCCATCGCCGGCCTGCTGCTCGCCACCTACAGCCACGGCCGGCGCGTTGCCGAAGGCGACATCGCCGCCGCCCAGCGCGACATCGCCATCTCCTACGCCGGCGAGATCGTCGCGCGGCAGGACGAGGCCGACCGCCTGCTCGGCGAAAACACTGCCCTGCGCGCCTGGCGTGAAGAAAACGCCCGCGTCATCACCAAGGAGGTCACCCGCTATGTCCAAGTCACTCCCCCTGCTCAACGCGCTGTGCTGCCTGGCACTTGGCGCCTGCGCCACGACCTCGCCGCCCGCGGGCAAGCCCCCGCTGCCGAAGCCGGATCCCTGGATGCTGCAGCCGCCGGCCCGGTTGATGACGCTGCCGCCCTCGACACCGTCAGCCGAAACTACGCCGCCTGCCTCGAAGCCATTGCCCAGGTAGAAGCCTGGCAGCGCCGCTACCAGGTGCTGGAGGATCCCCGGTGAAAAAGCCCATCGACCTGCGCGACCACCTCACCCGCTGGCTTCCCGATCTCGCCAGCAACCCGGACAAGCTGCACGTCCTCATCGACAAGGGCCGCATCGCCACCCGCGTCGGCGCCGGCCTGGGCTTCGAATACCACTACCAGCTGCAGCTGATCGTCACCGACTTCGCCGAATCGCCGGACACGCTGATCGTGCCGCTGCTCGTCTGGGTACAGGCCAACCAGCCCAACCTGTTGCTGGATGAAAAGCTGCGCGAGCGCCTGGTCAGCTTCGAGGCGGAAGTCATCGATCACGACAAGGTCGATATCGCCCTCACCCTGGAACTTTCCGAGCGCGTCCTCGTTGATACCGTGCCCGGCGGCTACGAATGCCGGCACATCGGCGAGCCGCCCCTGCCGGAGATCGGCGAGCCGGTCAGCTGGGAGATCTACCTCAAGGGCGAACTGATCGCCACCGGCACGGATTGACCACGCCATGAGCATCGCGCCGCTGGAAGTCTTCGCCGCCGACCTGCTCGCCCGCCTGGAACCGGCCGCCCGTACCGAACTCGCCCGGCGCATCGCCCGCGACCTGCGCGCCAGCCAGCAGCGCCGCATCGCCGCCCAGCAGAATCCGGACGGCACGCCCTACGCCCCGCGCAAGCCGCAGATCCGCGGCCGCGCCGGCAAGGTGCGCCGGCAGATGTTCTCCCGTCTGCGCCTCGCCCGCTTTCTCAAGACCCGGGTCACCGCCGACGAAGCCGTCATCGCCTTCACCGACCAGGTCAGCCGCATCGCCCGCGTGCATCACTTCGGCCTGCGCGACCGCGTCAATCGCCGCACTGGCCTGGAAGCCGACTACCCGGCGCGCCAGCTACTCGGCATCAGCGAGGCCGACGAGGCACTGATCCGCGATCTCGCCGTCGACTACCTCGCCGGACGGTCCTAAGCCGCCACGCCACAACCGCCGCGTCGCCACCCGCGCGCGCATGGCTGGCATCCTCGGCGGCATGGACCTCGTCGAACTCTCCCGCCTGCTGGAAAACCTGATCCGCATCGGCACCATCCACTCCGTGGACCACGCCGCGGCCCGGGTGCGCGTCCAGTCCGGCGGCATCGTCACCGGCTGGCTGCGCTGGATCGAGCGCCGCGCCGGCGAGACCACCACCTGGGATCCGCCGACCGTCGGCGAGCAATGCCTGATCCTGTCGCCCTCCGGCGAGACCGCCAACGGCATCGTCTTCTACGGCGTGCCCTCCAACCTGATCGACACGCCGAGCCACAACGCCGACCGCCATGTCATCCGCTTTCCGGATGGCGCCATCTTCAGCTACGACCACGTCACCAGCCACCTGGAAATCTCCGGCATCAAGACCGCCTCGATCGTCGCCAGCGAATCCATCACCCTGGATACCCCGCTCACCCACTGCACCGGCAAGCTCACCGCCGACGACCTGCTTACCTACCTCAACGGCATCGCCGGCACCGGCGGCGTCAACAACAACATCATCACCGGCGACTTCACGCACACCGTCGGCAATCTCAGCAGCAACGGCAAGGTGCTGCATACCCACCAGCACACCGGCGTCACGGCCGGCGGCAGCAATACCGGAGCCCCGGCATGATCAGCCGCCACACCGGCAAGCCCATCGACGAGGACGCCCACATCCGGCAATCCATCGCCGACATCCTGACCACGCCCATTGGCAGCCGCGTCATGCGCCGCGACTACGGATCGCTGCTCCCTGAGCTCATCGACCAGCCCGGCAACCCGGCCAACCGACTGCGCCTGCAGGCCGCCACCGTCATGGCCATCATGCGCTGGGAGCCGCGCGTTGCCGTCACCACGGTCGCCATCAGCATCGGCATCGACGGCAAGTCCAGCATCGACATGACCGCCACCCGGCGCGCCGGCCCGCGTGCCGGGCAGCGCATCACCCTGGCCTATCCGCTCCAATGACCATCGACCTCGCCTCCCTGCCCACGCCGGCCGTCATCGAATCGCTGGCCTTCGAAACCATCCTCGCCGAGGCCAAGGCCGACTTCGTCGCCCGCTACCCCGATTCGGCCGCCGTCATCGATCTGGAATCCGATCCCATCGTCAAGCTGCTGGAAGCCTTCGCCTACCGCGAGCTGCTGCTGCGCGCCCGTTACAACGACGAGGCCAAGGCCCTGCTACTCGCCTTCGCCACTGGCAGCGATCTCGACCACATCGGCGCCACCTACTACCAGGAAGCCCGCCTGGTCGTCACCCAGGCCAACCCGGCTACCATCCCGCCGACCCCCGTGGTCATGGAGTCAGACACCGACTACCGGCAGCGACTGGCGCTGAAGCCGGAAAGCTGGTCCGTCGCCGGCCCGCGCGACGCCTTCAAGTTCCACGCCATCAGCGCTGACGGCCAGATCAAGGACGCCAGCGTCATCAGTCCGGAAGGCGGCACCACCCAGATTTATGTGCTGACGCGCGAAGGCTCCGGCATCCCGACGCCGACGCAGCTCGCCGCCGTCACCGGCGCCGTCACCGGCGAGGACGTCCGGCCGCTGTCCGAAGCCGTCATCGTCAGTCCGGCCAGCATCGTCAACTACAGCCTGGACATCGAGCTCACCGTATTCGCTGGACCTAGCACCGAAGTCGTCACCGGCGCCGTCCAGGCGGCGCTGCAGGCTTACGCCGCCGACCATCACCTGCTCGGCACCGACATCATCCGCTCGGCTATCGACGCCGCTGCCCACGTCGCTGGCGTCAAGAAGGTGGTCATCGTCAGCCCCGCCGCCGATGTCGTCTGCACCGCCGGGCAAGCCCCATGGTGCACAGGTATCACCGTCGCCGTCACCGCCATCGAATGAGCATGACCAGCGTCCTGCCGCCTGCCAGCACACCGATCGAGCGCACCGCCGACGCCGTGGCCGAGCAGCGCCTGGCGCGCATGCCGGCCATCGTCACCAGCCTGTGGAATGCCGACACCTGTCCGGCCCCGCTGCTGCCCTACCTGGCCATCGCCCTGTCGGTCGATGAGTGGAACGACGGCTGGGGCGTCGACAAGAAGCGCGCCGTCATCAAGGAATCGCGCTACATCCACCAGCACAAGGGCACGCCGGCCGCCATCCGTCGCGCCCTGACGGCCATCGGCCAGCCCGACGCCACGATCATCGAGCGCGGCGACTATGTCTTCCGCGACGGCACCCGGGTCAGAGACGCCACGCACCAGCGCCAGGGACAAGGAGGATGGGCGACCTACCGCGTCATCCTCAGCCAGCCGACGACCATCGACCAGGCCTACCAGATCAAGCGCCTGCTCGCCGCCGTCCAGCGCAACTGCATCACCCTCACCGCCATCGATTACCGCCAGGCCGCCCTGCGCCGCAACGGCGTCGCCATCCGCGACGCCACCTGGACGCGCGGCGTCGTCGACACCACCATCAATTAACAGGAGGCCGCATGGCTTTTGTCCCCGAATCAGCAAACTGGGAACCAGGCATCTACCAGTTCGAAGAAAGCGATGTCGTGCAGGGTGGGCCGAACGGCATCGATAACCTGCCCAGCAAGCAGATTGCCAATCGCCTGCTCTGGCTGAAGGCGCTTGCCGAATCGCTGAGCAACGACAAGCTCAACCTGTCGGCGCTGGCCAGCCAGGCGCAGGCCACCGCCGGTACCGACAACGCTACCTGGATGTCCCCGCTCCGCGTCGCCCAGGCCATTGCCGCGCTCGCCACCGTAGCCGCTGCCAGCGAAACCGTCGCCGGCAAGGTCGAGCTGGCGACCAATGCCGAAACGGTCACCGGTACCGATACCGTCCGCGCCACGCACCCGGCCGGCGTCAAGGCGGCGATCAATGCCGCTATCGCCAATCTGGTCAACGCAGCGCCGGGCACGCTGGACACCCTCAACGAGCTTGCCGTCGCCCTCGGCAACGACCCCAACTTTGCCGCCACCATGGCCGCACAGCTGGCCAGCAAGCAGCCGGCTGACGCCACGCTGACGGCGCTCGCCGCCCTGGCCACTGGCGCCAACAAATTGATTTATGCCACCGGCGCAGACGCCTTCGCCCTGACTGACCTCAGTGCCTTCGCCAGGACGCTGATCGACGATGCCGATGCCGCGACATGCCGCACAACGCTTGGCCTCGGCGATGTTTCGACCAAGAGCGTCGCCATCGACTTCGCGGCACAGCTGACGACCGCCGGCTATCAGAAGTTGCCGAGCGGCCTGATTGTGCAATGGGGAACCTACGCCAACCCTTCACCGGCCGCCAATACCTTTTACCCGTTCTCGTTTCCGATCGCTTTTCCTACGGGAGTATTCGCCGTTGTTGGAGCGGCGGCAGATGACTCCTCGCCGGCGACCCTGGGGACTACCGTTGGTCATGTCTCAACTGCCCAAGCGAAGGTCGCGTGGAGCGCAGGCGGCGCATCACGCGCGATTCGTTACATCGCCATTGGCTATTAAACCAAGGAGATCAGAATGCTATTTTCAAAGCAAACAAGCGGCTTCTATGACCGATTGATTCACACCGCCATTCCCACAGACGCTGTAGAAATTAGCGCCGCCGAACATGCCGCCCTTCTCGCCGCGCAATCCGCCGGAGCAGTCATTACCGCAGGCGCCGACGGAACGCCGAAAGCGGTGCCGCCTTCGCCGCTGCCCATCGCCGACCTCAAAGCCGTCCGCAACGCCTACATCAACGACGAGCGCGCCAGGGCCAACCTCGGCAGCTTCGGCCACGCCGGCAAGGAATTCGCCTGCGACGCCCTCAGCCGTGGCGACATCGACGGCGTCAACGGCTACGTGGCGCTGACCGGCAACCTGCCTCCCGGCTTCCCTGGCGCCTGGAAGGCCGTAGACAACAGCTACCTGCCGATTCCCGACGTCGCCGCCTGGACCGCCTTTTACGGCGCCATGGTCGCCGCCGGTGCTGCGCATTTTGCGCACGCCCAGGCACTCAAGGCGCAGCTGGTGGCAGCGGCAACGGCCGCCGAAATAGCCGCCATCGTCTGGTGACGAGATGAAGATCGCCTTCTACAAGGGCTCGCAGTCTGGCCTTTACGGATTTCTCGACAAGGCCGTCCGCTGGTGGACAGGTGGCCCCTACTCGCACTGCGAGATCATCCTGCACGGCGAGGGCGCTGCGGCCATTTGCGCCTCGGCGTCCAAGACCGACGGCGGCGTGCGCATCAAGACCATCGCTCTCGATCCGGAACGCTGGGACATCGTCGATATCCCCGGCGACGTCACAAAGGCCGCCGACTGGTTCGGCGCTCACCTCGGCGAAGGCTACGACCTGCTCGGCCTGTTCGGCTTCGTCTGGCGGCGCCGCGACGGCGAGAAGAATAAGTGGTTCTGCAGCGAGGCCTGCGCCGCCGCACTGGGGCTTGATGAGCCCTGGCGCTACTGCCCGAATGCGCTGGCGTCAATACTGCGCAGTCCTGTACACGCGGCTTAGGCGCTAAGGAATAGCGTCACAACCGCCCGGCCGCGACATCCGCGCGCGCGCCGGGCAGCATGGCGGGGCACACTTCTGACAGGAGCACCCCATGCCCGCCGATTACCACCACGGTGTACGCGTCATTGAACTCAATGACGGCCGCCGCCCAATTCGCACCATCGAAACCGCCATCATCGGCCTCGTCGCTACCGCGCCGGATGCAGATGCCGGCGCCTTCCCCCTCGACACCGCCGTCCTCGTGACCGACGTCCGCACCGCCATCGGCCAGGCCGGCGTCACCGGCACGCTGGCCGCTGCGCTCGATGCCATCGCCGACCATGGCAGCCCGGCCTGCGTCGTCGTCCGCGTCGCACCAGGCGCCAACGAGGCGGAAACCACCACGGCCCTGATCGGCACCGTTACGCCAACAGGCCAATACACCGGGATGAAGGCCCTGCTCACCGCCCAGGCCAAGTTCGGCATCAAGCCGCGCATCCTCGGCGTTCCGGGTCTCGACACCCTGGCCGTCGCCGTCGAACTGGTGGCCCTGGCCAAGCAGTTGCGCGGCTTTGCCTACGTCAGCGCCTGGGACTGCGCCACCAAGGAAGAAGCCGTCATCTACCGCGACAACTTCGGCGACCGTGAAGTCATGGTCATCTGGCCGGATTTCCTCGCCTGGAACACCACCACCAGCACCAACGACCCAGCGCCGGCCGTCGCCCGCGCCCTCGGCATGCGCGCCAAGCTGGACGATGAAATCGGCTGGCACAAGACCCTCTCCAACATCGCCGTTCAGGGCGTCACCGGCATCAGCAAGGACGTCTTCTTCGACCTGCAGGATCCGAGCACCGACGCCGGCTACCTCAACGCCGCCGAAGTCACCACGCTGATCCGCCGCGATGGCTTCCGCTTCTGGGGATCGCGCACCTGTACCGAAGACCCGCTGTTCGCCTTCGAGAACTACACCCGCACCGCCCAGGTGCTCATGGACACGATGGCCGAGGCGCACTTCTGGGCGGTCGACAAGCCCATGCACCCGTCGCTGGTCAAGGACATCATCGAAGGGGTGAATGCCAAGTTCCGCGAGCTCAAGGCGCTCGGCTACATCATCGACGGCAAGGCCTGGTATGACCCGGCCGTCAATGACGAAGTCACCCTCAAGGCCGGCAAGCTGTACATCGACTACGACTACACGCCGGTGCCGCCGCTTGAAAACCTCATGTTCCGCCAGCGCATCACCGACCGCTACCTGGCCGACTTCGCCGCCCGCATCGGCGCCTGATAGGAGCACAACACCATGGCACTCCCCGCAACCCTCAAGAACTTCAACCTCTACAACGACGGCGCCAGCCTGATGGGCATCGTCGAAGAAGTCACCCTGCCCAAGCTCGTCCGCAAGATGGAAGAGTTCCAGGGCGCCGGCATGCCGATGCCGGTCGATATCGACATCTCCAACGAGAAGATCGAGCTCGACTGGTCCTGCGTCGGCTTCGTCTTCGACGTCGTCAAGCAGTACGGCCAGGCCAAGGCCAACGGCGGTCTGCTGCGCTTTGCCGGCGCCTACCAGCGCGAAGACACCGGCGACGTGCACGCCGTCGAGATCGTCGTCCGCGGCCGGCACAAGGAGATCGACTTCGGCAACGCCAAGGTCGGCGAGAAGAGCGCCACCAAGATCAAGACCGCCTGCAGCTACTACAAGCTGATCGTCGACGGCGTTGAACTGATCGAGATCGACGCCATGGCCATGATCTACACCGTCAACGGCACCGACATGCTGGCCGACCAGCGCAAGGCCGTCGGCCTGGCTTAACGGATACACCCCCGCGAGCCCTGTGCAAGTCCTCCCCGGCGCCTCGGCGCACGGGGAGGCCCGGCCGGCCGCATTAGTCACCAAGGAGAGCCCTATGGATAGCACCACCGTCACCCTGACGAAGCCGATCAAGCGCGGCGACCAGGAAATCGCCAAGATCACCCTGCACAAGCCGGACGCCGGCCAGTTGCGCGGCGTCAGCCTGCGCGCCTGCCTGGAGATGGAGACCGACGCCATCTGCACCGTGATCCCGCGCATCTCGGACCCCAAGATCACGCCGCAGGAAATGAACAGCCGCGCCATCGATCCGCACGACCTGCTGCAGATGGGAGCCGGCCTCGCGGGTTTCTTTCTGCCGCCTTCTGCCCTGCAGGAGGCGGCGGCCAACCTGAATTCGAACTCCCTGCCCGAGTAGAAGACTTCATGGCCGATATCGCCGTCGTCTTCCACTGGCCGCCGGCGGCGATGGAGCCGATGGACCTGGGAGAGCTCTGCATGTGGCGTGAGCAGGCGCGACGGCGCACCGAAAGCAAGGAATGAACGAACTCGAACTGAAGGTCGTCTTCGCCGCGATCGATAAATTCGTCCGGCCGGTGAATGCCATCACTGGCAGCGCCAGCGCCGCCGCCAAGGCGCTACGCGAAAACACGGCGCGGATGAAGGAATTCAACCGCACCGTCGAGCAGATCGACGCCTTCAAGAAGGTCGAGAAGGACGCGGCCATCGCCGCCAACACCTTCGCCAAGAACCGCCGCGCCATCGACGAAGTCAAGGCCGCCATCAGCAAGGCCGGCGTGCCGACCAAGGCCATGGCCGAAGAACTCGCCCGCCTCTCCAAGCGATCCGACGAGCTCAAGGCCAAGCACGAATCGCTGACGCGCACCGAGCAGGCATTGTTCGAAAAGCTCAAGGCCTCCGGCATCGACACCCGCAACCTGGCCGAGCATCGCCGCCGGCTGGCCAGCGCCAGCGCCGAAGCCACCAACCAGAGCCGCCGCCTGCAATCCGCACTGGAAGCCGAGAATGAGAAGATGCGCCGCCTGCGCGCCGCCCAGGCTGAGCTGACCAAGGCCCGCGAGCGCGCCGGCAAGATGGCGATGGCCGGCGCCGGCATCACCGCTGCCGGTGCTGCGGTCGGCCTGCCAGCAGCCAAGGCGGCCAAGGACTTCGCCGACTTCGAAACCGCCATGCTCGGCGTCGCCCGCCAGATGGAAGGCGCCCGCGACGATGCCGGCAAGGTCACCGCCGCCTACTGGGAGATGGCCGACGCCATCAAGGCACTATCCGAACGCTTGCCCGGCGCCTCGGCCGACATCGCCCGCATCGTCGAGGCCGGCGCCCGCATGGGCATCCAGGGCAAGGACAACCTGCTCGTCTATGCCGAGACGACTGCGATCATGGCCAAGGCCTTCGACCTGGCCGTCGACCAGGTCGGCGAAGACGTCGGCAAGATCAGCCAGCTGTACAAGATCCCGATCAAGGACATCCGTCAACTGGGCGACACCATCAACTGGCTGGATGACCAGGCGCTCAGCAAGGGCGGCGACATCATCGACGTCATGAAGCGCATCGCCGGCACCGCCGACATGGTCGGCATGAACTTCCGCGATGCCGCGGCACTCGGATCGACCTTCCTCAGCCTCGGCGCCAATGCCGAAGTAGCCGCCAGCGCCTCAAACGCCATGATCCGCGAACTGTCCGTGGCAACCATGCAGAGCAAGCGCTTCCAGGAAGGCCTGGCGATGCTGGGGCTGACCGGCAAGGGCGTGCAGTCGTCCATGGGCAAGGACTCAACCGGCACCATCATCATGGTGCTGGAGAAGATCAAGGCGCTCGCCGGCGACAAGCAGCTGGAAGCCGCCACCCGCCTGTTCGGCAAGGAGTTCGGCGACGATGCCGCCAAGCTGGCCAGCAACCTGGAGGAATACCGCCGGCAGCTGCAGCTGGTGCGCGACCAGAAGGCATTCGGCTCGATGCAGCGCGAGGTCGACGCCTGGGGCGACACGCTCGACGCCCGCATCGAGAACGCGCAAAACGCTTTCAACAACCTGTCCACGGACCTTGGCCGGCACCTCAAGCCGGCCATCGCCGACACGCTCGACCGCACGCTGGGCATGGTCCAGGCCGTGCGCAACTGGGCAGCCGAGCATCCGCAACTCTCCGGCGCCCTCATCACCACCGTCAAATGGCTCGGCATCATCCTCACCGTTCTCGGCGGCCTGACGGTCGTTGCCGGCGCCATCCTGGTACCGCTGGCCATGCTCAAGTTCTCCATGGTGACGCTGGGCCTCTCCGGCGCCGGCGCCTTCGCCATGATTGGTACGGCCATCCGTGCCGTCGGCCTGCTGCTGCTCGGCAACCCCATCGGCCTCGCGCTCACCGGCATCGCCACCGCTGCCGTGCTCATCTACCAGAACTGGGACAAGCTGGGCGCCTGGTGGTCGAAGATGCTCGACGGCATCATCGGCCGCATCAACCGCCTCAAGGAAAACCTCCGGATCATGATGCCGTGGCTGTTCGGCCCGGCCGCGGCAACGTCCGGCAGCCGCACGGCCAGCATCAGCAACTCGCCCATCCTGAAGTCCGTGGCGGCAGGCGCAGGCCCCAGCACCTATAACATCAGCGTCGCCACCCAGCCGGGCGCCGACAATGCCGACCTCGCCCGCCAGATCCGCAGCGAGATGGAGCGGCTTGACCGCGACAAGGCGGCCCGCGGTCGAAGCCGCCTGCGCGACCAGGAGTAACCATGTACGGCGTCCCCCAGATCCACATGCTGATGGCCCTCGGCCTCTTCGTCTTCGGCCTGCACACGCTGCCCTACCAGCAGCTGCAGCGCCAGCTTGCCTGGCGCCATCCGGCAAATGGCCGCGTCGGCGCCCGTCCAGCCCGGCAGTTCGTCGGCAGAGGCGACGAGATCATCACCCTGTCCGGCGTGCTCTACCCAGAGATCACCGGCGGCCGCATCAGCCTGGCCGCGCTGGAAGCCATGGCCGACGAAGGCATGTCCTGGCCGCTGGTCGAAGGCACCGGCTGGTTCTACGGCCTCTACGTCGTCGAGGAACTGGCCACCACCGCCACCGCCTTCTTCCCCGACGGCGCCGCCCGCAAGATCGAGTTCAGCCTCAAGCTCGCCCGCACCGATGACGACCCCAGCCTGATCGGCACCGTCGGCAAGGATCTGCTCACCCTGCTTGACCTCAAATGACCGGCGCCGAATCGCACCCGCAGGCCGTCGTCGCCATCACCGTCGACGGCGTCAGCCTGGACAGCGTCATCCGACGCCGCCTGATGCGCCTGAGCCACACCGACAACCGCGGGCTGGAAGCCGACACCGTCGATATCGATCTCGACGACAGCGACGGCGCGCTCGATCTGCCGCCGCGCGGCGCCATCATCACACTGGCGTTCGGCTGGACTACGGACGGCCTGGCCGACAAGGGCCAGTTCACCGTCGCCGAGGTCAGCCACGGCGGCGCGCCGGACGTGCTCAGCATCCGTGCCGCCAGCACCGACCTCGGCGCCGGCTTGACCACCCAGCGAGAACGGGCATGGGACAGCACCAACATCGGCGCCATCGTCCGCACCATCGCCAAGGAAAACGGCCTGCAGCCGGTCATTCACGCCAGCCTCGACGGCCTGCCTGTCGAGCATATCGACCAGACCAACGAGACCAGCGCCAACTTTCTGACCCGCCTGGGCGAGCGCCACGACGCGATCGCCACGGTCAAGAATGGCCGCCTGCTCTTCACGCCGGCCGGCGCCGGCATCACCGCCAGCGGCAGGGAAATCCCGGCCGTTTTCATCAGCCGACGCAGTGGCGACCGGCACCGCTTCCTGATCTCAGACCGCACGACATACCAGGCCGTGCGCGCCCTCTATCACGATGTCAATCAGGCGGTGAAGGGCGAGACCATCTGGGGCGATATCGAAGATTCCAGCGAGCGCGGCACGCCGGCCGCCCCGGCGCCAGCGCCCACGGCCGGGCAATACAAACCGCTGGTCAGCACCTACCCCACCCGCGCCAAGGCGCTGCGCGCCGCCCGGGCGGAATGGAAGCGCCTGCAGGCCGTGCCGGCATCCCGCGCCGCCTACGTCGGCGTGCGCGCCAAATACGACGACCGGAATCTGTCGGCCAGCGGCGAAGTCACCTACGGAAAGTCCGACGAAGCCAAGCGTACCGCAGCAGCCCAGCGCCAGGCCGAGCGTGACGCTGACGCCGCGGCCGGCAGCCACAACGCCTTCGAGCGCAGCGCCGACAACGTCAAGACCCTGCGCCACGTCTATTCCAACCGCGCCAACGCCCTGCGCGCCGCCCGCGCCGAATGGCGCCGTCTGCAACGCGGCATGGCCAGCTTCAGCATCGATCTGGCCCGCGGAATACCCGAGCTCTACCCAGAGACCCCGGCCATCGTCAGCGGCTTCAAACCGCAGATCGACAGCACCGACTGGATCATCACTCGCGTCACCAACGACATCGACGCCGACGGCGGGTTCACACAGCGGCTGGAGCTTGAGATCAAGGCGACCGAGATCCCGGATTGATATCCCCAGAAACCGGGGGTAAGTCTGTGGATAAGGCGAAAAAAACCCGGCGATCAGGACGATTACGGGCTATTGATAGGTGGAAGGTTTACTTAATCACATTTCGAACCAGGATGTAGTCCGGAAGCAGCTCGCTTCCGCTACCACGGCTCTTTCGCTTGTAGAACACGGTCACGTCAGCACGTACCTCTGAACGATTCAGATCGGTCAGCTTAAGGTTTGGCGCGAGCTTTAGTGGAATGCGACGGTCAATCATGCCTGGGATGACACCAGCCCAACCAGACTTGTGATGGTCCAAATCAGTCGCTCGGATCTGTAAATCGACGTCGCTGTAGTCCTTGAAATGGTCTGGCTTTTCCACTTTCACTGCGAGCGGAGTGGCAGAAATCACCTCCGGCGAGAAACGTACTGAGTCGTTGTCGTCGAACGTAATGGAAGCATCGCGATCTGCACGCGCTGGCCTAAAGAAGTTGACGGTGTTTTCTGCCAGAGCCTTCTTATCTTTGACAGCGGTTTCTACTATCGCCTTGAAGGCTTCGGGGGTCATTCCAACTTCGCCAGCGCCAATATTGATGATGACGTTATTGTTGGCCGTAATTGTCGTCTGCCCGCTATTGGACCGCGACGCTGCGAAATATGCTCCTGCACCAATGACGCTAGCAAGCACGGCTCCGACTACAAGGCTTTTCCCAGCCACACCATTCTCCAAAGTTTTGCTCCGCACCTTCGCAACAAAAGCATCCAGCCCAGCTTGATCCTTGAAGAAAAACTTGATGGCGATGTCTTGAAGGACACTGCCACTCTCCAGCCGCGATATCAGCACCTCGATTTTATCAATATCGACGGCGGTAATTCCCTCAAACGCCCCCTCGCTGGAGGTGACGATCTTTTCCAGCGCGATCAACGATTTCGCGATTTCTCCAATCGGCACCGCATGGGCGGTACTGAAATAAATACGATGTGTCGTCTCGAAAACAAACTGGTCCACTTAGATTCTCCCCTTCAGTGCTTTCTCGCATTGTTTCTTTTGGTCGAAATAATCCTTCGACGACATCGCCGACTTGGGCAGCTTCCCGGCTGCATTGAACTGGCCCTCGGAGTAGTTCAGATACTGACTGATCGCAAGCCTGCAGCGCGCGTACTTGTCGAAAGCTGGATCGCCCATCTCTGGCCAACGGCGCATCATCTCGACGGCCGGTTTCCAGATGAAGCGCTGATAGTCGTTCTTGTCACCGCTTCGTATAGCTCCCTGCAGCAAATCTTCTGACGACACCAGGTGTCGATAGGTTTCGATCGCCAGCTGCTCGGGCGGGCTTGCAGCCATGACGGATTGCGAAACGACGAGCGCGGCCAGCAGGATCAGTCGCGCCATGATGCACACTGTCCATTCGGTTTTCGCCACCCGGGGCCCCCCCTGCTGCCACAGCCTCCACGACCACCACCGCCTGAATAACGATAGCCGCCGCTCGATCGCGGTCGATAGGACCGCCCGCCGCCGGAACGCCTACCCCTGGCCTCGGCGCTACCGATCATCGGCAACAGCGCCAAACCAAGAAGGGCCTTAAAAACCCCTCTCCTATCCATACCACCCCCATGGCAAACGACTATTCTTTTGCCATAGTGTAACACTCTTGCCTATATCGATAGTCGCTGAGCAAGACCGCGCAGCATGTCGGCGTCTTCCTCGCTCAATGTCAGTGGGGCGATGAATTCGGCAAGACGCTGCGCCGCCGTATATCCCCCCGTCTCTTGCCTGATCGCCAGCGGCGCCCTCTGCCCCGTCACTACATACAAAACGTCAACCCCGAGGCCGGCAGCGGCGAGCAAATCAGTCGCTCTAGGGGAAGTTTCATTCCCCTCCCACTTCTTCACTGTCCGATCAGTCGTATCGAGCTTCGCGCCGAAAACCACTTGACTGAGGCCGATACGGTCGCGCTCTTCCCTCAGTCGCTGACCGATACCGAAGATTTCTTCCCCGCAATTGGTTGACATGGGAATTTTCCTTCCCTATGATGTGTAACACTTACTCAGAGAACGCATCATCCTCATGGAACCAACCAAGCGCAACCCCGACGGACTCGTCAGCAGCAAGCCAATCGCATTGCGGCTGATGCAGTCCGAATTGGCCGATGCTGATCGGTTATCTCGGGAATTGAATGTTTCCAAGTCTCACCTGGCTCGCCAGGCCTATCTCGTCGGCCTCCCTCTCGTCGTCTCCTCTGCTGCTCTTCACCCCCCGGGGGCAGTGGATTTTTCCGGCGGGGAGACTCCTCCCTCCTCGCCGGCCCTTTCTTCCATCACAGAATAGGGAGACGGGAAGAAATGGTCATGCAGCGCGCAACGCACCCCAGCCCGATCGCCATCGTCCGCGACCACGTCGAAGCCTGGCGCCGGGAGAACCGCTGGTCCCGCGAAACCGTCGCCGACCTGATCGTCCAGGCCCACATCCGAATCGGCGGCCCGGCATTTACCGGCATCACCTTCGAGCCGCCGACCACCGACACCTTCGAGCGCATGCGCGTCAATGCCGACCGCGTCTTCCGCTGGCTTGACGACCACACCAAGGACAAGAACCTCCTCCCCTTCAATTTCGTGCTGTCGCTGCTTGCCGCGCTGCCGGACGAACGCCGCGTGCTGCTGCTCAACGACCTGCTGCAGCCGCTATGCCTGCATGTCGAAGCCGGCCATGAAGACGATGCCGACGTCACCCAGGCCGAACTGGTCGAAGCCTTCCAGGCAATTGTCGACCACGGCGCGCAGGCCACCATCGCCACCAGCCAGCTGCTGGACGGCGTTCAGGCCGGCGAGGCCGAGCAGGCCGAGAAGAAGCTCGGCCTGATGGCCTCCACCATCAAGAAGGCGCGCGGCCTGATGGCCCGCATCCGCAACCGGAGGAAGCCATGAGCGAATTCAATCAATGGCGCGTCGCCTGCCCGCACTGCGGGCAAACCTCGACGGTGCGCAGCTCCAAGCAGATGTGCGACACGGTCCGCGAGGCGACGGTCACCTGCGACAACCCGGAGTGCATGCACAGCTGGGTTGCCCAGCTGGTCGCCGTCCGCACCATTGCGCCGTCAATCAACCCCAAGCCCGGCGTCTATATCCCCCTCTCCCCTCGCTCGCAAGCCGCGGCACAGCAGGCAGCCAGCGCACAACTGGAGCTCGGCATGAACCACCCGCCGCCCCGCCTGGCCACCGGCTGACGCCCTAGCCACCAACCCCTTTTCGATTCACCAGCCGACGTGCCGGAAACGGCCCGCAGGGACTTTTTTTGCCAAAAAACTGAGCCGCCATGAAAACCAGCACTGATTACCTGAAGGAAGCCCGCCGCATCGCCAGCGCCGCCGGCCTCTTCTTCGTCGAGAAGGGAAGCGAGTTCCGCCTCTTCCGCAAGACACCGGTCCGCCCGGTCTTCCTCGGCAAGCGCAGCGACGCGGCCGGGCTCTGCACCTTCGTGAAGCGCTGCGCAGCCTGCAAATGAACCACGACCTCTACCGCGAAGTCCTCCCCCGCATCGAGGCGGACTTCGAGTTCAAGAAGACCGCCGGCGACTGGCTGCGCGGCGGCAAGTGCCCAACCTGCGGAAAGAAGGAACTCTTCACCAGCAAGGAGCACCCCTGGGTATTGAAGTGCGGCCGGCTGGCCAAGTGCGGCGCCGAGATCCACATCAAGGACCAGTACCCCGATCTCTTCGACAACTGGGGCACCCGCTTCCAGAAGACGCCGGAGAACCCCAACGCCGCCGCCGACGCCTACCTGAAGAACGCCCGCGGCTTCGATATCGAGAAGATCGCCGGCACCTACGTCCAGGAGTACTACCACAGCCACGAACTGGGCATCGGCAGCACCACCGTCCGCTTCCCGCTCGCCGGCGGCGGTTATTGGGAGCGGTTGATCGACCGGCCGTCCCGCTTCGGAAAGAAGAAGGCCCACTTCAACTTCGGCTGTAAATATCAGGGCACGCTCTGGACGCCGCCGATGAAGATGCCGGAGGACGAAATATGGATCGTCGAGGGCATCTTCGACAGCATCGCGCTGATGCACCACGACATCTGGGCCGGCTCGGCGATGTCGTGCAACAACTATCCGCACCTCTTCCTTACCGCGCTGGCCGAACAGTGCGCCGAGAACGACAAGAAGCGCCCGAAGCTGGTTTGGGCGCTGGATGGAGACAAGGCCGGGCAGGACTACATCCGCAAGTGGGTCGACCGCAGCCGTACCGAAGGCTGGGATTCATCGGCCGCCATCATCCGCCAGCAGGGCCGCGTCAAGCGAGACTGGAATGACCAGCACCAGGCCAACCGCCTGACCGCCGAGGACATTGCCGACTGCCGCTACCGCGGCCGCCTGCTGACGGCCAAGAGCGCCAGCGACAAGGGCATGCTGATGTACCGGCACAAGCAGTGGTCGATGTTCTATTTCGACTTCGACAACCGCCTCTACTGGTTCGAGTTCGACGCCGTCAAGTTCCAGGCCTCGCTGCGCTCGATCACCGAAGAGAAGGAAGGCAGCGGCATCAGCCCGGAGCAGATCAAGGATCTGGCCATGGAAGCCAGCCGCTCGGTGCGAGAAATCGCCAACTGCAACCCCACCGCCCTCTACTACCAGGCGGCGCCGCTCACCGACGAAGCCTGGTACTACCTACGCATCGACTTCCCGCACGACGGCCCGGCGGTCAAGAGCACCTTCACCGGCGCCCAGCTAGCCAGCGCCAGCGAATTCCGCAAGCGCCTGCTGCACATGGCACCCGGCGCCCTCTACACCGGCAACCAGCTGCACCTCGACCTGTGGATGCAGAAACAGATGTTCGGCATCAAGACGGTGCAGACCATCGACTACATCGGCTACAGCAAGGACCACGGCGCCTGGGTGTTCGACGACCTGGCGGTCAAGGACGGCCGCGTCCATGAGCTCAACGACGAGGACTTCTTCGACATCGGCAAGCTGGCGATCAAGTCGCTGAACCAGTCTGTCAACCTGCACATCAACCCGGACCTGAAGGACTACGACGCCGAATGGTCGGCGCTGCTGTGGAAGTGCTTCCGCGAGAAGGGCATCGTCGCCCTGGCCTTCTGGCTCGGCAGCCTGTTCGCCGAGCAGATCCGTGCCCAGCTGGAATCCTTCCCCTTCATCGAGATCGTCGGCGAACCCAACTCCGGCAAATCGACGCTGATCGAATTCATGTGGAAGCTCTGCGGCCGCACCGCCTACGAAGGCTTCGACCCGCAGAAGGCCACCATCGCCGCGCGCGCCCGCAACTTCGCCCAGGTCAGCAACCTGCCGATCGTGCTGATCGAGTCCGACCGCGACAGCGGCGATGGCGACAAGAACAAGCAGAAGGGCTTCGACTGGGACGAGCTGAAGACCGCCTTCAACGGTCGCAGCGTCCGCAGCACCGGCGTCAAGAACGGCGGCAACGACACCCGCGAGCCGCCCTTCCGCGGCGCCATCGTCATCAGCCAGAACGCCACCGTCAGCGCCAGCGACGCCTTCATGCAGCGCCTCATGCATGTCTGGCTGGAGGCAAAGCAGCCAACCGACGAAAGCCGCGCCAACTTCAAGCGCCTGGCCGGCTACCCGGTCAGCAAGTGCAGCCAGTTCATCCTGATGGCGACCAAGGCCGAGGCCGAGATCATGAAGACCATCGCCGAGCGCCACCCGCTCTACGTGAAGATCCTCGACGCCAATCAGAACATCAAGCAGCAGCGGATCATCCACAACCACGCCCAGCTGATGGCCCTGGTCGATGCCCTGCGCCACGTCGTCAAGTTCAGCGACGAGGCCTACGAAGCGGTCATCGAAGAGATCGTCGCCATGGCCGAGGAACGCCAGCAGGCGATCAACGCCGACCATCCGCGCGTCCAGGAATTCTGGGAAATCTTCGACCACATCGAGAGCAAGTCGGCCGGCGACGTCCTCAACCACAGCCGCGACGACAACCTGATCGCGATCAACCTCAACGAGTTCGTCTTCAAGGCCGAGAACGCCCGCCAGCAGATCCCGGAAATGTCCGAGATCAAGAAGCTGCTGCGCACCAGCCGCGCCCGCAAGTTCGTCGACGTCAAGACCGTCAATTCCGCCCTCACCGGCCATTCCATCAAGTGCTGGGTCTTCCAGCGCGACAAGGCCGGCAAGCGCCCCAGCGATTAAGCCGCACCCACCCCGTTTCACCAACCAAGGAGCCCACCATGAGCAACACCATCGTCACCCGCCACAAGCTGCAGCGCCTGCTCGGCGCCGCCGCCAACATCCAGAGCCTGATGCACGACGGCACCCTGACCGCCGCCTGGGGCGAAGGCGACGCCGACCAGGTCCACACGGCCGTCACCGCCTTCGACACGCTCACCGATGCCGCCGCCCAGGTGCAGGCCGAGCAGAAAGCCGCCAGCCCCTTCCTGCGCTACCGCCGGGAGATCATGGCCGACTCCCCGGCCGGCGCCCGCCTGCGCCTGCTGGTGCTCAACCTCTACAGCGAGGCCGAACCCGTCAGCCTGCGCCGCATCTTCCAATACTGCGACGAGCACAACAAACGCGTCGCCATTGAATGCATCGCCCACTTCGCCATCCACGGCGACCGCGACAGCCAGTTCATGGGCCTGGCAATGGAGATCGCCGAAGCCGCCAGCAACGAGCCGAGCGAGGTGGCCGCATGAGCACCGAAATCAAGATCATCCCCCTCGAGGACCATCTCGACAGCCAGCGCGACGGCATGGTGCGCGTGTCCGTCACGCTGCCCCGCGCCGACCTGCCCAAGCTGCACGCCTGGATGGATAGCGACACCTTCGAGAAGGCCGAAGCCGCCCGCAAGGCCCGCCTCGACGACTGCCTGAAGTCGCTGGAGATCGCCGTCAATTGGGCGCTCAAGCACGACACCAGCGGCGCCCGCGTCTTCGCCACCATGCTCGCCAGCATGTACAACGGAATGCGCGTCAAGTTCGACGTCAGCGACCTCAAGCTGCTCGACGCCGGCAACTTCGAGCACGCCCTCAACTGCATGCGCCTGTGCCAGGCGACCAACCGCGAACCGCACCAGTTCTTCGAGAAGGGCGGCGCCTTGTTCGAACAGATCATCCGCGACTGGAAGCTGGAGAAGAAGCGGAGGGCTGCGTGATGAAAAACGCCGACCTCATCGCCCTGCTGCAGCAGCGCCCGGGCAGCTCGACGCCCTACGTCCAGATCACCGATCCGGAAACCGGCCTGCCCATGCTCGTCGCCGTCACCGGCATCGCCGAGGCCAATTCCGAGGCCTACGGTACCGCCGTCGTCATCGAACTCGAGGAGTGAACATGCCATCCGCCATCAATCACTTGACGCCCGAGCAGATCGCCGGGCACGTCCGCAACCTGCAGGCCATCGGCGACCGCCTGGAAGCCGCCGGCGACCCGGACTGGCTGCCCATCGCCCGCGCCGCCATGACGCTGGAAGCCATGCGCATCGGCGCCGCCGATATCGTCCATGACTCGCAACCCGTCGGGATCGGCATCGACATGGGTACCGGCGACCGCACCGTCTTCGGAGGACGCCACCATGCGTAAGCGCTGCCGCCGTACCCATCGGCGCGAGGCCGCGCCGACGTTGGTCGCCTACTACCTCAACCCCGAGGTCAGCACCCAGGAGCGCATGGCCGTCGAAGCCATCCGCGCCGGCTGGGCCGCCGTCAGCCATTTCGACGTGCTCGCCGACTGCCGCGACATGCTGGCGCTGGCCGCTGCCGAGAAGAACGACAAGCAGACCCTGGCCGTCTGCGAAATCGGCCTGATCGCCCTGCAGAACATCAAGGACCGCTACCTGGCCAAGTCCCGCCTCGGCGCCACCGGCGACGAGCTGCAGGCCCTCTACGCCCTGGTCGACGTCGCCGAGGACTTCTGGAAACGCCAGCCCGGCAGCCTGTTCATCGACGCCGAGGCTGCGCTCAGCAAAGCCCGGGCGGAATATCGGGAAAGGATGGCAGCATGACCAAAGAACAGCGCCTGGCGCTGGAACGCCACAACGGCATCGACATGCCGGAATCCTTCCTCCGCTCTGCGAACAAGATCCTGCTCTGGCGCGCCCTGGTCGCCGGCGAGCGACTGAGCAAGCACGCGGCAGCTGCGCTCCTTGGCTGGCACCTCACCTCGGCCAACGAGGCCATCTGCGAGCTGCACGCCGCCGGCAAGGTCCATATCGTCGGCTGGACGCGCAACGGTGCCCGCGGCCCGATGACCAAGGTCGTCGCCTTCGGCCCGGGCGTGGACATGCCTCGCCCGGCACGGCTGGCCAACGCCTACGTCTGCCAGCGCTGGCGCGCCCGGAATTACGAACAGGCCCTGCGCATCGACCGCCAGTGCCGCGTCAAGCGCATGGCCCGCCAGGGGAAGCTGCCGCGCGGCAACGACCCGCTGCTGGCCGCCATCATGGGTGTCCGCACATGACCGCCCTTGCCCTCTTCGCCGCGACCTTCTTCCTGGTGCTCTTCCTTGGCCTGCAGAGCCTGAACGTCAACGGCGGCCACAAGCTGATGGCGGCCGTCACGAGCCTCGGCATCAGCAGCGCCAACATCATCGTCCTCAAGACCATGCCCGGCCCCACCGGCTGGCTGGAAGTCGCCGCCTACTGCATCGGCGGGCCGGTCGGGATCCTCGTCTCCATGGCCATCCATCCGTGGATGGCCAGGAAGTTCGGGAGGAAGTCATGAACCAAGCCATCTTCCCCGAGCGCCTGGCCGCCCTCTACGTCAAGCACGCCGGCGAGAAGTACCGGCCCATCAACGGCACCGAAGGCGAGTGCTTCTTCGCCGCCTGGTGCTGCCACTGCCAGCGCGACAAGGCCATGCGCGAAGGCGCCAACTTCGACGACTGCGACGACACCGAGCGCTGCGACATCATCGCCAACACCTTCGCCTACGACGTCGAGGACGCCGAATACCCCACCGAATGGCAGTACGGCAAGGACGGCCAGCCCTGCTGCACCGCCTTCATCCCCGCCGGCGAACCGATCCCGGCGCCTCGCTGCACAAAAACACTGGAGCTTTTCTGATGAGACACAGCATCCGCCCCGACATCCTGACGGTGTCTGGCCACTACTTTGATTTTCTGCAACCGCAGAACAGCACCTTCGGCATCGAGGACGTGGCACACGCGCTTTCGCATGTCTGCCGCTTCGCTGGCCACACCCAGCACTTCTATTCAGTTGCCCAGCACTCGGTCATGGTTTCCAAGATCGTGCCGCCGGCCGATGCTTTGGCCGGGCTGCTGCACGATGCAGCCGAGGCCTTCATCGGCGATGTTTCTCGCCCGTTGAAGCAGCTCCTGCCCGACTACAAGGAAATCGAAAAGCGCGTCGAAGCCGCGGTCTTTTCCCGCTTTGGCTTCGACTCTATCCCGCCGTCGGTGAAAGAGGCGGACATCATCATGCTGGCCACCGAGCAGCGCGACCTGATGGCACCGCATGACGACGAGTGGGCGCTGATCGCCAAGGTGACGCCGCTTCTTGCTCGGATCAAACCATTGACTCCGTTCCAGGCAAAGGCGGAATTCCTCGATCGCTACTTCGAGATCGTCGGCGCCAGTATTCTGGACAGCACGGCAGTTCCGGCGACCATCTTCTACCCTGCCGGCAGCCTCGGCGAAGCAGTCGAGAGTGAAGGCGGCGAAGCATGAACCGCGACCAATTCACCTTCAACCCGCCCGAAATCCGCGAGATCCGCCACTTCCACCTGTTCGGCGCCATCGGAGGCGGCGCCAAGGGCTTCCAGCGCGGAAAGGCCCGCGTCGGCAACATGGTCGCCAGGCCGCGCTGCATCGGCTCGGTCGATGTCGATCCGGCCGCCAACCGCGATTTCAAGCGCCTGGTCGGCGTCGATGCCACCACGCTGGACCTCTTCGACCGCGACCAGTACGAAGCCTTCCACGGACACCAGCCGCCCGCCGGCTGGCGCGAGGCGACGCCGGAGGACATTCGCCAGGCCGCCGGCCACGAGTTCCCGCACATCGTCTTCCTGTCGGCGCCGTGCAAGGGCTTCTCCGGACTGCTCAACGAGACCAAGAGCAAGACCGACAAGTACCAGGCGCTCAACCGCCTGACCCTGCGCGGCGTCTGGCTGATGCTCGAAGCTTTCAAGGACCACCCGCCCGGGCTGATCGTCTTCGAGAACGTGCCGCGCATCGCCAACCGCGGCCGCCACCTGCTCGACCAGATCGTCGGCCTGCTTCGCCACTACGGCTACGCGGTCGCCGAAACCACCCACGACTGCGGCGAGATCGGCGCCCTGGCCCAGAGCCGCAAGCGCTTCCTGCTCGTCGCCCGGCACATGGACAAGGTGCCGCCCTTCCTCTACGAACCGCCGAAGAAGCGGCTGCAGGCGGTCGGCACGGTCCTCGATCGCATGCCGCTGCCCGGCGACCCGACCGGCGGCCCGATGCACCGCATCCCGCAGCTGCAGTGGAAGACCTGGGTCCGCCTTGCCTTCGTCGAAGCCGGCAGCGACTGGCGCAGCCTGAACCGGCTGGCGGTCGAGGATGGCCATCTGCGCGATTACCTGATCGTTCCTGCCTACCACAACGGATACCTCGGCGTGCAGCGCTGGGACGAAACCGCCGGTACCGTCGCCGGAAGCAGCCGGGCGACCAACGGCGCTTTCTCGATCGCCGATCCGCGCCCGCCAGCCGGCTCCCTGGAATACTCGCAGTACGGCGTGATGCGCATGGAAGACACGGCCGGCGCCGTCATCAACGTCAAGTCGCCCGGGCAAGGCACGTTCAGCGTTGCCGACCCGCGCCACCAGGGGCCGGCAAAGCACAGCAACGAATTCCGCATCGTGCCCTTCGACCGCGCTGCTCAGGCGGTCACCAGCGCCCACGGCAGCGGCCAGTGCGTTGCGGATCCGCGCGGCGCCACCGACCCGGCCATGCTGCACGGCAAATACAAGGTCGAGCGCTGGGACGAGTTCAGCCGCACGGTCATCGCCGGCAACGCCAACGGAGCCTACGCCGTCGCCGACCCGCGCCCCAACGGCATCCCGCAAGCCGGCGACCACTACCTTACCGGCGGTCACTACGGCGTCCGGCGCTGGCAAGACACCAGCGGTGCCGTCTCCTCGGCCGCCTGCCACGACAACGGCTTCTGGTCCGTCGCCGACCACCGCCTGCCGGCCGCCACCGACAAGCTCGTCGCCGTCATCCGCGCCCAGGACAACACCTGGCACCGCCCCTTCACCACGCTGGAACTGGCCGCCATGCAGTCCATCATCGAGCCGGAGGAATACCTCGAGCTAGACGGCCTCAACGACAGCGACTGGCGCGAACGCATCGGCAACGCCGTCCCCCCGGCCGCCGCCGAAGCCATCGCCAGCACCATGTACCAGACCCTGCTGCTCGCCTGGTCGGGCGAAACCTTCCTGCTGTCGTCCGCGCCGATCTGGGTGCAGCCGGTGGCGCTGGCGCTGGCTGTGGCGCAGGGAGTGCAGCAATGAGCCTCCTTTCCATGATCGAGAAGATCCACTGGGCCGAGGCTTCGGAGCGCCTCCCGGACGCCGATACAACTGTCCTCTGCTGCTGGCAGGATGCCTCCGATGAGCCAACCTGGCCGGGCTACACCGATGGCGAGCGCTGGTTCTCGGCCGACGGGATGCCGGCCCCTGCGCCGGCATTCTGGGCGCACATGCCGGGTGGTCCGAAATGAGATTCCGCCGCCGCCAACCGCTCGACGGCCTGACGCTTTCCAACCGGAAGGCCATGGCTTTCGAGCGCAAGAAGAAACGCGAACAGGGCCGCTTGTTGGAATACACGGGGCATACATGGGACTGAGCGCACACCAGAAAAACGGCGGGCATGACGAGTGGCTGACGCCACCGGAGATCCTGCGCGCGCTTGGCGAATTTGATCTTGACCCATGCGCGCCAGTGGTGCGCCCTTGGAACACGGCGGCCCGGCACTACACGGTAGCAGACGACGGACTGGCGCTGCCGTGGGCGGGGCGGGTGTGGTGCAACCCGCCATTTGGCCGCGCGGCGGTGAAGTGGCTGCGGCGCATGCGCGACCACGGAAACGGGGTGGCACTGATCCCGGCGCGGACGGAAACCGCGATGTTCTACGAAACGGTATGGGGAGCGGCAGACGGCGTGCTGTTCCTCCGGGGCCGTCCGCACTTCCATTACGTGGACGGCCGGAGAGCGCCGTTCAATTCCGGCGCACCGATTGCCCTGGTGGCATACGGCGCCGACAACCTGGACGCGCTACAGCGGAGCCGATTGGGCTTCGTGGTAGTGGGTTCCAACGTCGAGCTATATAACGGAACGATATCGGCCAGGTCGGCGGCGATGAACGCAGAGCAAGCGGCCGCCCGTCTGAGAATTCGGGCAGCGCAAGAGCGCCAGTTGCGCCTGGAGGAAGCATGATCACCATCGTCACCGACTGGCCTGACATTGCTGCCTTCTGGCTCGGCGCAGCCTTCCTGGTCTGGATTTGGCGCCGATGACATCCTACGCCGCCCAGAAAGGCCGGGCCGCGCCCGTGGCGAAAGCCGCGGCGCCTTCGCCTTCCAGGGCGCTGACCGATGCCGAACAGCAGCGCGTGGCAGAAACCCGCGCCGCTGTCGTCGGCCACATGCCGGAGGCCGTCCAGTTCATCAAGGATCTGCACGCCGAAGGCATGATCGACGGCTGGCGGAACGTGGTGCGGTGCTCGCTGCTTGACGATGCCGGGCATGAGTAGCACCTTCCTCGAACCGGCCGAGATTGCCGCCCTGACCGACCGCCAGCTGCCGTCCAAGCAGATCGCCTGGCTGAAGGAAAACGGCTGGAAGTTCGCCGTATCGGCGGCCGGACGGCCGAAGGTCTCCAAGGCCTTCTACGATTACAAGCTGGGAACAGGGACGGCAACGACCGCCCCGAACGAACAACTGGAACCTGATTTTTCACGCTGGGTGGCGCGCAATGGTGGGGCGAAGGAAGAGCAATCTGGAGATCGGCATGAGCCGGCTGTACGTCTACGAGGGCAAGCGGACGACGACCTACTACACGATCGACCGGCACAACAAATACATCAACCTCGGCAAGGATCTGCGCGAGGCAAAGAAGCTGCTCCTCGAGCTGGAAGGCGAAGCGCCTGAACCCGGCACCGTCGCCGACCACCTGGACGATCTGATCGCCACCAGGCGCAAGCTGGTCCGCGCCGGCAAGCTGTCCGCCCGCACCCTGAAGGACAACGAATCCGAGGTGATAAACCTCAAGGACGCCTTCGGCAAGATGCGCCCCGAGGCCGTCAAATCGCCCCACGTCTGGCTCTACCTGCACAAATACCGCGGCGCCGAGAGCCCGGTGCGCGCCAACCGCGAAATCACCCTGCTGTCGACCATGTTCAACGGCCTGCTCGGCGCCGGCCTGATCGAGCGCAATCCCTGCATCGGCGTCGAGCGAAACGACGAAACACCGCGCGATCGCCTGATACTGGATAGCGAACTGCGCTCGTTCATGAAGTATTGCTGGCGCCACGGCGACGCCGGCAAGCGGATCGCGCTGGCCGGCTACATCGCCTACCTCACCGGCAAGGCCCAGGGCCAGATCCTGACGCTGACCCGCAGCCAGCTGCTGCGCGAAGGCATCGCATTCGGCAAGCGCAAACGCGGCGCCGCCACCCTGGTGCTCTGGACCAAGCGCCTGCGCCGTGCGGTGCAGGAAGCGATCGACATGCCGTCGACCACCGACCCGATCTACGTCATCCATAACCAGTCCGGCCAACCCTACACGTCCTCCGGTTTCAAAGCCCTATGGCACCGCCGCATGGGCGAATGGACAGCCCTCGGCCACGAACGCTTCACCTTCCACGACCTGCGCGCCAAGGCGACAACCGACATGGAAGACCAAGGCCGCCGCTCCAGCGACCTGACAGGCCACCGCCTGGAATCGACCGTGAAGCGCGTCTATGACCGCCGCCGAGTCCGCAAATCACTCGCCGTGAAGTAAAACTGTCCCCGCCAGTGTCCCCATCTTAGGAAAACCGGCATTTCATCTTAGGAAATTTGGACCAGGCATCCGGCGCGCATACAGCCCGGAAAACGAAAAGCCCCGCCAGTCATAGACCGCGGGGCTTTGAATACTGGGGCGACTGATGGGGCTCGAACCCACGACAACCGGAATCACAATCCGGGACTCTACCAACTGAGCTACAGCCGCCGCTGAAGAAGGCGCGCATTGTACGAACTTCCGCCGGAAGTGTCCACCCATTCCGTGCATCTTCAGCTGCCACAGGCCGCTGATGCGGCTCCGGAGGTCCGTGATAGAATTGACGGCTTTATTTTTCGGCTCCGAAGTCACAAGGAACTCTCATGGAATCTACTACTGCACAAGCTAACGAACTCGAACGCCGCGTCGACCTCGCCATCGCCATCGCCGATGTCGAGAAGGAAGTGGAACAGCGCCTCAAGCGCACGGGCCGCAATGTCAAGATGCCGGGCTTCCGCCCGGGCAAGGTGCCGTTCAGCATCGTCAAGCAGCAGTATGGCGACCAGGCGCGCCACGAAGTGCTGTCCGAGCAGCTCGACCGCGTCTTCGGCGAAACCGTGACCGAGCAGAAGATCCGTGTTGCCGGCTATCCGCGCATCGAGCCGAAGACCAGCGAAAGCACCACGCACCTTGAATTCACTGCCATTTTCGAAACCTATCCGGAATTCGCCCCGGGTGACCTGTCGGCCGCCGAAATCGAGCGCCCTGTTCTCGAAGTCGGCGCCGCCGAAATCGACAAGACCCTCGACATCCTGCGCCAGCAACGTGTCTCTTATGAAGATGCCGACCGCGCCGCAGCCAAGGAAGACCGCGTCGTCATCGACTTCCTCGGCAAGAAGGATGGCGTGCCGTTCCAGGGCGGCCAGGCCAATGACTACCCGTTCGTCCTCGGCCAGGGCATGATGCTGCCCGACTTCGAGAATGCCGTCGAAGGCGCCAAGGCCGGTGAGTCGAAGACTTTCGACCTGACCTTCCCGACCGACTACCACGCCAAGGACCTGGCTGGCCAGACGGTCCAGTTCGACATCACCGTCAAGCAGGTGCAGGCTCCGAAGCTGCCGGAAGTCGATGCCGAC